TTATTAGAAACAATAGAGCAATTCCCTCCGAATTTAGATGATATTATTGGTAAAAAGGGTTTATTCATTAGAAAAGAAAAAGAATATTGGATAGGGGAGGTAAAGGCTCAACATCAAGCCCAAAATGTATGGCATACAACAAAAGCAAAATCTATAGAAGAGCTTATAGCGAGCATTGCTAAACAAATAGAGGATAGTAGAATAGAAAATTTTTATCCAGACTTAGGTGATTGAACCATGCATAAGTTCATTTCTATAGGGGGGTGGTGTGGTACTACAATCAGTTTGAGAGGTAATAACTTATACGAACAAGCACTTCCTTTTGATAATATTAGATCAACTTTTGCTGGTATAATAGATTGTTTCGAAACTAATTTTCAAAATTTTTTTCCTAAAAAATTAGAAGTAGATATAATAGAAAATTACTCATATTCAGGGTTGAGTTTTAGAGGAAAATATTTTGGGTTTTATCATCATAATTTATTAGATCCAAAAATAATCAATGATTTTTATCGTAGAATTGAAAGATTAAATAATATATTAAATAATCAAACAACTAACACAATATTTATAAGAACAATAACCAAACAAGATTATGAAGAAGAAACCCTATTGATAGATAAATTTTTAAATATTATAGATATAAAATATCCTAATCTTAATTATATCGTTGTATTTATAGTGCCTGGACAAAATAATTCTATTTATTATAGACATATAAATCATAGAACTTTTATTTTTACTCTAAATGATAATTCTTGTAAGAATGAAAATTTACCTATGGAATATAAACCAATTTATGATTTTATACTAACAGAAGATTTATTTAAAAATATTCCTAAGTCTAATAATGATATTCTTATTCAAAAAAATAATAATAGATATGTTTCTTTTTCGGGTGTTGATACTTTTAGGCTAGATAATTAAAAAATAAAAACTTGTATTTGTGTTGGGTCCAAACGAGATTAAAGAAATGGTGTTGACAAGTCGATAACACTGGTGTAGAATCGATAGCGTTGGTATACAAAAAACTTTGGAGAACACAGATGGAAGCGGTCGAAGAAAAGATTAAGAAAACAAATTATTGCAGGAGTAAGGCCGATGAATTTTTTGCAAACTTTCCTAGAGAAAAGGTTGTCTCATACAAAGAATACTGGGAAAGTGTACGACCACAGAATACCGCTGATATTTTTAGGCGTTATCTCTTTGCTTACTGTTCTGTTCATACTACTTGGAAAGGTAACTGTTCTGGCTATCAAGCCATTAAAGACTTTGATCAATGGATAGATGATCAAGAAATCTTAAAAGATAAGTTGGCTAATTCTGGAGTTGGTCTACATAATAATCGTACCAAATATATCTGGAATTTTAGTCAGCAATTTTGGTCTAATCCAAAAGACTTCTATCTCACAACAAAAAAATACCATGTCAAGAAGCGTGATGAAATTGTAAATCGCATTATGGGTCTTGGTATGGCTAAAGTTAGTTTCGCTTTGGAGATGATTCATCCTAATGAGTGTAGAGTATTGTGCGGTGATGTACATCAACTCAGACTGTACAATATGGAGCATCTCACCTATAATAAAAGCAGAGAGGGTACTAGAAAATATAAGCAAATGGAGCAACACTGGAGTGTCAACTGCGGCAAACTCAAGGTTCCTTCATATATTGCTAGATCTATTTACTGGGATGCTCTTCAAAATAAACAAGATAGTAGGTACTGGAGCTATGTATTAGAATGAACCCAATGAGATTTAATAGAGTAGGTATTATAGAAAATGGAGATATCGTAGAACGTGGATATTTAAATAAAATGATGCCACAATCAGATATGTCGTATCTATATGAAATATATGGAGATTCTGGTAAATTATATATTGTGACAGAAGATAAGTTCATGTATATTTCTGAGGAAGAAGATGAGTCAGAACGGCAAGGGTAGCAGTCCTAGACCAAAGTCTGTGGATCAAAAAACTTGGGAAAAAAATTACGAAAGAATTTTTAAACATGGGAAGCGTTACAAATCTAAAGGAAAATAAAACATTTTTCTCTCTTTGTAATTGTGGTAGTGAAATTTTAATGATTGAGTATGATCATGATTTAAATATGGCAGATTTAGCGATATATGAAACAAGTGTTTCTCATAGATCAAAGATGTCATTATGGCAGAGATTTAGATATTGTTGGCAGGTTGTTTTTCATAAAAAGCCTTATGCTGATCAGATAATGTTAGATAATAAACAACTAAAAGAACTAAAATCTTTCCTATCTACTTTGGACTTAAACTCTAAAATAGGTGTATAATATTTCATTAACTTTTACTTCTACAAAAGGAGTCAATCATGGTTGTCAAGCATTTACAAGAATATATGACGGATAACTTGATTGATAGAATTCAAAAACTACAAGATGCTTTATTCCAAGCAGAGAATATTATGTCTCTTCTAGAAAAAGAAAATGAAAGATTAAGATACGCTCTTGATAGCCTAGCGTCTGATAATGAAGGCTATATACTCGACAGTGAGGCTTTTAATGAGCCAGTGTGTTCGACATAAAGACAAAAATACTAGAATTATTACACAAATTGGCGAAAAAGAATATTTGATCGAAGCAAAAAGTTCTTGGGCTAAGTTTGGATGTCAATTTGATCCATCAGTTATAACATCTGCTAAATTAGAAAGCGGTCCCTATCTGATAGTGAACGATTCTTTTTTGGGTGAAGGTAAAATAGCGTCTATACAAAATATTGATAGTGGACAAGAAGATCATATCATATTAAAAATTACACTGTATTAAAAAACAATAAATAACTTATGAGTAATCTACATAAAAGTAAAAATAGTAAAGTTTTATTCGGTGTTTGTGGAGGACTAGCAGAAACCTGGGGTTTAGACCCGTCTATAGTTAGGATTGGCTTTTTGCTTGGGGCAATATTTACAGGAAGCATCCTTTTGTGGATATATCTTGCATTAGCACTAGTTTTGCCATCTGAGAACTAAATTTCTCCTAGAGCGAAAAATTTTTCAAGGCAACCCATTGACAGTGCCGATACAGTCTTGTAGAATAAGGAAGTCAGCGAGAGGTTGAATCAGTCGAGTGACTGAGCCTGTTGCTGAGAGTTGGTTAAGAATTTGGAGGTTGATTATGGCTGAAGTTACTACTGGTGAGAAGCAGACCCGTGTTCGTTGCAGTGATGATGCGTTCCTTGAAGCAGTTTTTTCTAGCAAGACTTATGCTGAGATTGCTAGTAAGACTGGTCAGAAGGTCGCTAGTACGATGGCTCGTTATGCTCGTACAAAGGCCGCTCTGGCTAAGAAGGGTATTGATCTTCCGGCTATGGAACGTGCCAAGCCGATTAAGACGGTTGATAATGTTGAGGCTATGGCTGAAACAGTTCGCCGTCTCAAGGCCGCTCATCTGAACGGCTGATTTAAAACCCATCTATCCCTGCTATTCAAACTAAACTATGAGGCTACAACATTCAATAATCAACCTCAAGTCACTAGTTTGGATAGTCAGGGGTAACGAGGGAGCGTAGACCAACGGCAGAGTCAAAGGACTTAAAATCCTTCAAGTGTGGGTTCGAGTCCCACCGCTCCTACTTAATCCTTTAATAATGAGTTTACTCTTATGACATTTGATGAATGGTTACATGAAGATAATGGTTTCGGACCAAGAATAGACAGAATGTTAGACGATGTAAAAGTTGCTGTTGAACAAGAGCGAACTGATGATATAATAAAATGGCTTTTGGCTGCTTATGCTATGGGTCATGAAGAAGGGTATGATTCTGGTTACTATGATGGTTCAGATAGATCTGATTTTTAAACAGAAAGGATGTTATGACAAAAAATGCTCTGGAAGCCTTTAAGATTGGAAGCAAGGTAAAACTCGCAGAGGATGTTTATGGAACAATTACCGCTATCTGTATTAGAGGGAATAATCATGTCACCTATGAATGTAGTTGGTGGAATAGTCGTTCCCATGATAGTAAGTGGTTTCACGAAAACGAGATTGAGGTTACTCTTAGCGAAAAGACCCGAATAGGATTTGCTTAATATGAATGAGTATTTTGGTATTGGAAAAGCTAAACAAGGTTCTGAATATATTCCTAGACCGGGCGAAGTATTTCTATACGAAAAAGATCCCGTACAACAAATATGGGATACTAGAATTGGAGACGGTAAAACTCCAGCTAAAGACTTGCTACCATTAGCAAGTAGAGATATTTATGAGAGAGTTAAAATTCTAGAAGAAAAAATAGCAAAACTTGAAAATGACCGAAGAGTATGAAAACTGGGAAGATTGTATAAGAAGAACTTTTATAGAATTAGCAAGTCATATGGATAAAAATTCTGATCCGATTGAAACTATAATTGATTTTGCTTGGGCGGCTGGTGCAGATATGGTTTGGGTTAATAATGCCAAAGATGAACTTAAAAAACTTCGTGAAGAAGTTGTAAAAGCAAAAGAGGTGCTAAATGACAGAGTATGAAAGAAACCTAATACAGAATCAAATAGACGCTCTAAAACAGAAAATTAAGAGTTACGAACAGTCTTTAGGAGAACCTGTTGCTTGGGCTAAAATTAATGATCGGGGAGACTTATACGATCTTAGGTTGCAGAATAATCCCTATGGTGATCAAAATAAAGTTGTTCCTCTATTTAGGATTAAAAATGACTAATACTCTTTGTAATGGACTAGTAAAAAATAATAACCCTAAATCTCCTATAGAATATTTTGAATTAGTAACAGTAAGAGAATTTCCAGACTATGAAGGCGGTACATTTATAGATCAAATTAAAACCGCTGAACAATTCTTAAATACAGAAGAAGAGGCTCTTGATGAGCCATTCTATCAAATATATGGCAAAAGGTATGAATATGATGATAGGTATTCGCCTATCTTTTTAGGAGAGTTCTATTCCTTAGATAAAGCCAAAGAATTTTTGTATAACATTACTGGGGAAATTCCTCAAATAATATCATATTAATCATGGATAATCTGTTAATAGACATATCTAAAGACTACCATGAGGGAGGATATTGTAATGTAGCTAATCTAGTTGGCTATGACAACATAGTATTCAAGCAATTCTGCTCAAAAAAGAAAGCCAAAGAAGCATTAGAATACCAAAAAATATTAGCTCAATATGACTTTGCTCCAAATGTATATGGGGAAATTTGTAAATTAGATTATTCTCCGGTTTCGTGGTTATCTTTCACCAACGAAAAAAGCTCATGGGGATTTATTACAGAAAAAGCTTTACCAGTTAATCATACCAAAAAAACTATGATACTACTACAGGATTTAGTAGAGAATATAGCAACAAAGACTAAGTTAAAGTTTTGGGATTGCCACTGGTATAATATTGGCTTTGTTAGAAGAGGCAGACATAAAAAATTGGTATGTATAGACACTGGCAAAGAAAGTTTTAACGGTTATAGTAATGCGTGGGGCAATCCTGACCCCGGTCCAAAATGTTCATATTGTAATACCTACGAATGTAAATGTGAGGAATAAATTTATGCCATATATTAAAGAAGAAAATAGGTCAGATTTAGACGGCTGTATAGAACACATGATGGAATGTCTAAGAGGTAATGTTAGTCCTAATACAGATAATCCCCATTCTAATCCATATAAAGAAAAATTGACAAATGAAGAATTTTTGAGTATAGTTGGAGACATAAATTATGCTTTTTCACGCATTATTTCGGGTGTTATGGGAGATGTTTCATACTCTAAAATTGCTATGATTACTGGTGTATTAGAGAATATAAAGCAAGAATTTTATCGTAGAGTAGCATCAAGCTATGAAGATAAAAAGATTGTTGAAAATGGAGATATCAAAGAATACAAAAAATTATAATGGGTACAATGGATGTCAAAAGATTTTGATAATATTCTAAAGCAAATCGCAAAATCCAATCAAGAAATTCATAGAGTAGACAGTCATCTATCAAAAGATATTGGAGATATCAAAAGAGCAATAAAAAGTTTAGACGCTAAAATGAGTCTATTGATAGAAAAGATTCAACAACTAGAAGTTATCATGGATGCTGCCGAAATACTAGAAGAATATCAGGATGAAGAACAAGAAAAATATAATACAGAATGGAGTCCTTACGACGAAGATTACGAGCCGGAAGAATATGATAATTATGACTCGGATGATGAATAATGGCTAGTTTAGCTTTATTAGTATCTATCATTCTGATATTTATTATTTTGATTGGTCCGATAACAATTATACTAGCAAAAATAAAATTTCCAAAAATTATAGTTTATATATTATCTACTATATCTTTTATTTCGGGTATCTGGTTTTGTTCAATAGGAATTCCGGTATGGTATATAGGATTAATACCCATCTATTGTGGCTATGTTGCCATAACGACAGTTGAGAAAAAATAATTAAGGCTTGACAGCACTGATTGCCGATGTTATAATACGAACATCACAGGTTCGATAACGACACTTTTGGAGAAGAATAATGAAGTTGGCAGATAGAACGGTTGAGATTCACAGTCGCGGTTTGGATAGCACAAATCAGTTTACTATTGCTCAAACAAGCAAAATGTTTAAGATCCTTTCAGATTCTTTGTACTCTGATAAGGTAATGGCAGTTATTCGTGAGCTTTCTACTAATGCTTATGATGCTCATATCGCTGCCGGTAACAAAAATCCTTTTAAGATTAGTCTGCCTACTCAGGCTTCCCCGTCTTTTACTGTGCGTGATTATGGCACCGGTCTTAGCCAAAAAGATATGGAAGAACTGTATACAACGTATGGTGCATCCAATAAAAATGATAGCAATGATTTTGTCGGGTGTTTGGGCTTGGGAAGCAAGAGTCCATTTGCTTATACAAAGAGTTTTAGTACGACATCGTATCATAATGGCAAAAAGTATTCTTATATTGCTGCTATGGATGAAAGTGGTGTTCCTAGTCTGAATCTGTTTGGTATTACCGATACGTCTGAACCAAACGGTTTGGAGATTAGTTTCGCTGTTAAGCAACATGATTTTCATGAGTTTACCATCAAGAGTAAGCGCATTTTCCACTATTTTAAGATGAAGCCGATTATTGATGGTGGTACTGACGATAGTCTTTCTGATCACTCCTACTCTCATACCAATGTTGTTATTGATGGTGAGGGTTGGCGTATTGGTAGAGTATCTAGTAATAATAATCAGTACCCAAGTGCTTATAATGGCCCCGGTAGCGGACTTGTGGCTATCATGGGTAATATTGCATATCCCATCGATGCTAATAAGATTGTTGGAGAAGAAAAAGATATCGATAATGATAATATCCAGAGATGGAATCGTGCATTTAAGAAAGCCGATGTTGATAACTGGAAGCATCTAGTCAGAGAGATTTTGGGGTCCGGCCTGTATCTTGAAATTCATTTCGGTATTGGTGAATTGGAAATGGATGTTTCAAGAGAAGGTTTGCAATATACTAAGCAAGTCATAAAGACTCTCAAGGAAAAAACTCAGCATATTTATCTTTCTCTTAAGGAAGACATGAGTAAGAAACTTGAGTCTTGCACAAATCTTGTTGATGCATATACCACATATTATAATCTGAGTGATCTTGCTGGAGGATGGACTGCCGGTGCATCGTGGACCGATCCAGATGGTATTGTCCATGAATTGAGTAGTGGTAAGGATCTTGAATATAAGTTCAAGAAAAATAAGCAGTTGTATGTCTTTAACTGGAGAACCGCAGGATATCGTTCTCGCAGAATGATTTATCTTACCGATAAGATTCATCATGAAACACTACAGGGTAAACCAGCATATTATTGGTCTTCAGAAAAGAAGTCCGGTAAAATGGTATTTTTCAGATCTGATGTTAAGGGTGCAGAAACAGCAAAAAAGATTGTCACAAAGTATTGCAATCAAAATGATTGTTTTGCATATCTAATGATTGATAGCGATACTCCAGAGGATTCTACTGAAGGTTTTGAAAATCTTATCAAGCATATTGGTGGAGAAACTAACGTAGTTAATGTTTCTACCTATCGTAGTCTGCTCTCTACTGGTACTCGTAAGAGTAGGGGTTCTTCTGGAACCATTAGTAAGGATGAAATCTTTGCCATTAAGAATCTTGGTGCCGACAAAGAGTGCAAAGCACTTGGTGGTAATGATATCAATGACTCCTATTTGCTTAATGAGTTGTCAGACGATCTAATGTCCTATATTGAAGACGAAGAGAATGAAATCATTTATGTCCCGATTCTTAGATACGGCTCTGTTGCAGGATATCCTAAGATTAATAAAATTGTTTCATTGGCTCAAAATGATAAGACGGTTCTTGGAACTAAACTTTTTAATGATCAAAAGATTTTTGCAATCAAGCAAAATGCTGTTGAAAAACTCAAAAAGGATGGGGTCAATCTGGTATCTTTCAATGACTGGTTTCAAAAGTGTGCTACAAAAATGCTAAATAAGCTTAATGATCAAGTATCTATCTATAAGAATATTATAGAGTACTGTGGTACACAATATGGTAGTAAGGAAGGTAGGTCGGACAACTACTACTACAGTCCAGCATCATCAGATAGTCAGATTATGTATCATATTATTAATTTGTTCGGCTTGGATTACGATAAGTATATCTCTAATAAGGTTATGTGTGAAACAATAGATCAATGGCTACTCATTGAGTTTTTTGCCGTAACAATTCATAGAGTAACTTTTGATATTCCAAGACTGAATAAAGACGAGTATTTTGCAAAAATAGCGACTATTCTTGCGAGATATAATCTTAATGGTATCGATCCAGACAAGATTAGAGAAAGTCATATTTCTCTAAATTCTATGAACTCAACGCTAAATAATCTTTATGATGATGAACAGAATACTAATCCAATTACCGAAAGTCTTAATAAGACTAGTACAGCAGGTTCTGTCGTAGACAATTTGCCAAAAATGTCCGATATCAGAAAAACTCTTAAAGTCGAGGTTGACAAGAGTCCGATACTCAAGTATATTGTTGGTAGCAACGCAAACGACGGGAACATCAGAAGAATCTCTAGTAGTAATCCTTTGAAGACTTTTGATGATTCTTATCGAAGTAAGGGTGATTGGTATACAAATTTGGGTGGTGAGACAGGTGTGGTTACGTTTAGACAAACTTTGGGTAATTTGATTTAATTTCACAGGATATAGGAGATTTAAAATGAGTGTTCCTTTTATGTGGGTTGATGGTAACTTGACGCTGATTATTAATAATAAGGCGCATCAGGTTCTTCCAGATCATATTAATTACAGACTGATTCTTGAGGCTCTTCCAACTGCCACAAATGATGAATTGGCAGAACTGGTTGATATTGAGAAGGCTGTTTCTAATTTTAGTGATGGTCTGGTAGAGGTTAAGAATGGTAAGGTTTATTATCAAAATGAAGAAGTTCATGGTAGTATCAGTAAGCGTATTCTGGAGTTTATGAGCAAGGGACTGCCGTTTCAACCTCTTGTTAATTTCCTGAATAATCTTATGGAAAATCCAAGTATGCAGAGTCAAAAGGAACTGTATGATTTCTTGGAGCATGAACTGCTTCCGATTACTGAGGATGGTTGTTTCCTTGCGTATAAGGCTGTTAGGTCAGACTATATGGATAAGTATGCTGGTAAGTTTGACAATCATGTTGGCAAGATTTGCGAAATGCAAAGGGCAAAAGTTGATGACAATCGTTCGGTCGGTTGTTCACAAGGACTTCATGCTGGTGCATTGAACTACGTTGCTGGTTATGGCAATGCTGATGCTGGTGATCGTATTGTGATTGTTAAGATTCATCCAAAAGATGTTGTTAGTGTTCCCAGCGATTGTAACCATGAAAAACTTCGTACCTGTAAGTATGAGGTAGTTGGTGAATATCAAGGAGAATTGCTTAAGCCTCTTTATAAGAGTGAATTCAATGAAGATGAATACTATGATGAGGAAGAAGATCTTTATGATGAGTATGATGATGCTTACTGGGATCAATATGAAGATGAAGATGAGGAAGATGAAGAATACGATCCAGATCAAGATTATTGATTGAGGATTTGGTGCCTAGCAATAGGCACTAGGATGAAGGTGGGCCGCTGGGCGGATACTAGTTATAGGTTGGTTCGATTCCAACACCATCTTTTAGATATTGCTTTTGATGGTAGTGTTTACTGTCCCAATATCATTTGTGTAGGTAGTAAGTAGTGGGAAAAGGAAAAAATATGTTTAACGATAATCTTGGTTTCAACCCGTTTGATAAGAACAATAATGTCTATGCAAATAAGTATGCGCATGAGAGGTCTGCATTTCTTGGTTCTTTTAATCAAAGCAACATTTTCGTCTATAATGGTAATCCTCGTAAGAAGATTAGTAGTATGAATCACACTAATGTTCTTGATGAAGCGATTAAAGCAAATATCGACAATCATTCAGATGTTTATTTTTATGTAAACGGTGGTAGGAAACTGTATGCGATCAAGCAATTTACTTGTTGTTTTTGTGATATGGATGCTGGTCGTGATAGCGAAGGAAAGTATTTTAAGCCTAGTGTAGTTATGAACAAAAAGAAACAGTTTCTCAAGAAAATCAATGAGTTTCCAGTTAAGCCAAGTTGGGTAATCGATACTCGTAATGGGTATCAATGCTACTGGATTTTTGATAATGCTAGCAGAAAAATTGTTGGTCACAACAAAACTTTCTGGAATGGCTTGCAGAAAAAGCTTGTTAATTATTTTGATGGAGATCCGAGAGCGATCAAGGCTAATCAGATTTATCGCGTACCTTATACATGGTGGCGTAAGGAATGGGAGAAGAAGGCTCCTTATTTTAGCAGTATTCTTCCCGGTAGCACTGGTCAACCAATTAATGTTGCTGATCTAAAATCAGCTCTTACTGGTCAACCGGCTACTTTGCAGATTATTCCTGAGAAGTGCAGCGACGAATGGTATAAGGGATATGCTCAGGCTTATAAGCAGTCTGATGAAAATGGAGTTCCTGTACCTATGGATGTTGCCAAACAAATTTTGAATAACCTTCAGAATACTTGTAATGCGTCATTTATGAACAGCAATAAAAAGCAGTATACAACTGCTATTAATGCTGAGTGTTTTAGGGCTTATGGTGATCCAATGCCTGTGCATCCTGTTGACGATACGTTACTGGACGATGCAGATGCCTCTGAGGATGCACAGGATGCTCTGTCTGACGAGGATATGAACCTCGACGGTCAGCAGACCAAGCTTTTAAAGACGGTCGTGGAGTTCCTTAATCAAGTCTCAACGCCCCTCTACTTTAGTAACAATAGATTCCTTTCTAGTGCTGCTAAAGACCTTGCATCTCAAATCAGTGATAAGTTTTGTATCGGATGAGGGTTCAGTGTCAGGGGTATAGGATGTTCTATACCCTTTGACACAACCCCTATAAGATAAGGAGAAAATAAAATGGGTAGACACACAAATCCTCTGTTACAGCTTTTATTAAATGATGAAGAAGCCAAGAAAAAATTTATTGAATTAATGGGTGAGTCGGGATCTGCAAAAGATCTTTACTATCATTTTGAAAATAATACGTTTTATGGTAATAAGTATTATCTTAGTCGCCAAACGATTAATAATATCATAAGGAGATTAGGATTTAAAGGCCGTAGAGGACGCAATCGTAAACACACTACAAATCAAAATAGATACAGTTTTAGATAAGATTATCAAATGATAGATAATATTTTTTTAGAGTCGATTAAAACACTAAGCACAGAAGAGCAAAATTTAAGACTTAAACTACAATTAGAATATATTAGTGATGAGTATGAGAAACAAATTATTTTTCTTCATAGTCAAATATCAAAATATTCTGCCCTATATAATGAGTGTCAGGAAAAATTATACAACCAATGAGCAAACTATATCATGCATGAAGATTATGATGAAAACTATGAAGATGATGAGTATGACTATGGAGATAGTCAGGATGATCCAGAGAGTCAGTATAAAAAGTACTTTAAATTTGATCCAGAGGCGTGGGATGCTTGGGGTAAAATGTTGTATGATGCTTTAAATGATATAGTTGAATATCCCTCAAATGTATGGTATATTTCACCAAAGACTGGGTTTTTTGGTTCAAATAAAGATATGTCGTTTCCTGTGAATAGTTACTTCTCCAATACTGGTAATGGTTATGCCTTCCAGTATTTGGGGAATAACTATCAAGGCTCTCAGATTTGGAAAAAGAAGTACTTTGTTTTCAATCCTATTGACATAGAATATAGGCAACACATACAGGCACACAGCATACACTTTTTACATCAACCTCATTACTATAAAGGACTATTTGATATTCTAAACTAATATCAATAAATTATTATGTCAAAAAAAGAATGGTTTATTGTCGAAGATCTAAATAAATTAGTAGAAAGCACAAGAGTATTAGTATATGATAATTTCAATACTACAAAAGATGATAAAGATGAATTTAGTATTTTGATGTCAGATCTATCGAAAGAAGAAATCAATGAAATGAATTCTGTATTAAGTCAACAAGAATGTATGATTATCGCAAAAGATATTGTTAAGGTTCAAAAAAATAAGAACACAGACGAAATCAGATATCTATTAAGCGATCAAAAATTTATGGAGATGATAGAGTCTTTTAATAGTAGAATGGTTAGTAATATACTGAGTAGTTTGGTTAAAAAGGATATTTTGGATAGTGCTTATGATGAAAATCTTAACGACTTTGTTTTTTGGGTGAAAGACGATGAAAATCAAAAAGAAAATCAAAAACCTGAAACCGACTGAAATAAACTTGCATCTAAAGTATAAATGTCCAGAATGTCAGATAGAACACTGGATATCTTTAGACGAAGCAAAAACAACAGGTTACATGATCGTATGTGACTGCAAAACAAAACTAAAAGTCAAACCAATAAAAACTATACGTATTTTATACAAAACAAATAAAACAACTAAGGCGAAGCCCGAAAAAATAGATCAGTCTATGCCCGTTGTCCTGTTGGAAAACTGTGTTAAAATACTGGTCAGTTATGGATTTTCTGCCAAAGAGTCTAAAACTCTGGTAGAAGAGTCTTATAAGAAAAATTCTGTTAACGATGCGTTGATTATAATCAAAGATATTTTGGCTAATATTGGAGGCACTAATGGCTAATATTGTTCGTCCGTCTAAGTTTGAAGATATTATTGGGCAGAACGAGGTTGTGGATCGCTTGAGAATCATTGTGGCCGGTTGTAAAAGTTCAGGCTCCACGATGCCTCATGTTTTAATAGATGGGCCTCCTGGCCTTGGTAAGACAACTGTAGCGAGTGCTATCGCCTCAGAACTTGGTGAGAATTTGTATGTTGTCAACGGAGCGAATGTCAGAAGCATTAAAAATATTCTTCCGTATCTTATGGGTATTGCACCAAGGTCGGTATTATTTATTGATGAAATTCATCGTCTACCAAAAGTAGTAGAAGAATTTTTATATCCAGTAATGGAAGACTTTGTTCTTAGTTTAGTTCTAGAGAATAAACCAGAACTTATTGATCTTCCTCAATTTACTCTTGTTGGTGCTACAACCTGTGGAGGCAGATTAAGTCAGCCATTCTATGATAGATTTCAGATCAAGGAACATCTTTCTTTTTATTCTGATGATGAACTAGCTAAACTAGCAAAGTCAAATGCTGATAAGCTTGATATTAGTCTGACTGATGATGAGCTTCTGCAAATTGCTAAAAGGAGTAAAGGTACTCCTCGTATTCTAAATGCTCGTTTGATGTGGTATAAAAGCTATACAAGTTTTCATAAGGACAAGAAAACGGATGTTGATGAAGTTTTTATGAACCAAGGCATAGATAATCGTGGATTAGATATCTATGATAGAATGTATTTAGAAGTTCTGAAGAAGAATAGAATGAATCCTCTTGGTCTTAAAAGTATATCTTCATTAACTGGAATTGCAATGGAGACTATAGAGAATAGCATTGAGCCATTTTTAATTCGTATGGGGTATGTTATAAGGACGCAAAAGGGTAGAGTTATTGGTGACTATAAGTAGTAGTCAGGCAGTTTTCTAGACCCCTTGAAGGATAAAACTCTTAATAAGGAACAATGAAATGATACTCAATGAATGATATTTTTCCATTACTAATAATAGTATTGTTCCTGATATCCTATATAATAATCTTCCTACTAGGTATACTGGTAGGGAGATTATTGTCATTTAATGGTGTATATAAAAATGAACCAATTACTAAAACAATATCGTCAATAGTAAATAAAAACACAGGACAACCAATATCAATTGACACTAGTAAATTTGTGGTAGATATAAAAACAGATGGATTAGAAAAAAAATATGAGCAACTAGGAGAGATAAAGCAAAGCCAGGAAACAATAGCTTCATCTGTAAACAAACTTAAAAATATGAAAGGTTAGGTTTTTATGGCAAAAGGTTTAGACGTAGGCACATCTTATATTGTTTTATCTTCAGAAACTGGCGACAAAATTCAATACAAAGATTTTAGAGATGCATTTTATATTATCAAGCCAACCACACCAGTTGCAACAAAAATGATAGAAAAGGGTCTTGCTGGAAAGGTTTTTATCAAAGATAATGATGGATCTTTTATTTTATTAGGTAAAGATGCTATAGAAAAAGCTATAGAAAGAAATGATACCGCAAAAAGACCAATGTTTCGTGGCGTAGTCTCAGCAAAAGAAAAAGATGCCAAGCGTATACTGGCATATATTTTAAAAGAGGTCGCTGGACAGGCTTCTGAGCCAAATGAAAAGATCGTATTCTGTATTCCTGCACAACCTGTCGATCAAGAGGACGATGATTTTGATGTAGGATACCATGAAGACGTTGTAAAAACTATTTTATCTGAGTGTGGATATAGTGCTAGATCAGTTAATGAAGCAGAAGCACTATGTTATGCAGAACTAGAGGCTGAAGATTATACTGGTATTGGTGTTAGTTGTGGTGCTGGAATGACGAATGTATGCGTTATGTTAAATGGTGAGCCAACAGTACTATTTTCTACTACTAAATCTGGAGACTGGATTGATAGAATGAGTTCGGTTGCTACTGGTGAACCAGACAGTGTTGTACAAGTAGAAAAAGAAGGCGGCGGTTTTACAATAGGTGAACCAGTTGATAACCCTGTGCTAGCGGCTGTATCTGCATACTATGAAAGATTAATCGATTATACAACTAAAAATTTAGCTGCCGCATTATCTAATCATAAATCATTGCCTAAATTTAAGAATCCACTTACTATAGTTGTGGCTGGTGGAACATCACAAGCTAAAGGTTATATTGAAAATTTCAAGAAAAAAATGGAAGAAAATGGATTTCCAATAGCGATCAAAGAAATCAGACACGCATCAGATCCTTTACACGCTGTTGCTAAAGGATGTATGATAGCAGCAAAAGTATTGTAAAAGTATGTTCAATTTATTTTGTAAAAAAATCAGATTTGCTGTCAGGTCACCAAAATGGCAGTCTGTAAGAAAAGAGCATTTAAAAAAAGAATCAAAATGTAGAGCATGTGGAAAAAATAAAGATTTGGAAGTACATCACATAGTTCCAGTACATATAAATCCAGAAGGGGAGCTTGACCCATCAAATCTAATTACTCTATGTTCAGAGCAATGCCATATAATGTTCGGGCATTTAATGGATTTTAAAAGTTGGAATGCTAATGTTGTTGAGGATTGTGACACTATGCTCCAAAAAATACATAAAAGACCCTACAAATCATAGTCAGCAAAAGTTCGGGACCCCTTGACGATTTTATAGTGTATTAATAGTTATGGTTCTAAATAAAGGATCGCCACATGAAATCTAAAATATATAGTGTATTGATCTGGTTTTTTATGTATTCGGCAGGAATTTGTGGCACAATAGATCCTAATACTCCTGATTCTAAATATGTAGAATATGGAGATAAGTTTGTAAGTGTAGTTAAATTATGTTGTTTTGATGGCAAAGGACTATCTTGTGGATCAGCAGTAGTTATCCATCCAAATTGGGTAATAACAGCAGCGCATGTAGTAGAGAATTGTCATAGTTGGACTGTTAATATAGGAGAACATAAGTATAATCTTACAAAGATGATACCTCATAAAGAATATAAATCAGAAGTATTTGGTTTTGCAGATATAGCTCTGGGATATTCTGAAAATCCTATTGAATTAGATTTTTATCCAGAATTATATGAGCAGGAAGATGAGGTTGGTAAATTATGTTCTATAGCGGGCTGGGGATTCACAGGGACATTCCATACTGGTACAAAAAGTCATGATGGAAAAAGAAGGGCGGGATCTAATTTTATTGATAAAACAGAGAGACACGTTTTGATTTGTTCTCCTTCTAAGCAAGATGAAAAAACAACCCAACTAGAATTTTTAATATGTAGTGGTGATAGCGGAGGAGGTTTATTTATAGGAAATAAATTAGCTGGAATTAATTCATCTGTAGTTGGGTACGACGGTAAATCAAATTCAACTTATGGAGATGAAAGCTGTCACACTAGAGTTAGTTTATATAGTCAATGGGTAAAGGATACTATTGAACATGAAGCAAAGAAATAATTATTCTCTATTGCCATATGAAATTGAGCCTGTATATGGGTTATCTCCACAAGATGCACAATTTTATGGATGGGAAATAGAAAAATTCAATATAAAAAAACATTGGCAATTTTCTCAAGGTGAAGGTATAGTAGTGGCTGTTATTGATACTGGATGTGATATATATCATGATGATCTAAAAAATAATTTAGTAGAAGGTATTAATTTAGTCGAAAAAAATAAAGATCCAATTGATAAGTGTGGTCATGGGACTCATGTTGCCGGTACTATTGCTGCTGAAAATAATGGATTGGGAATGGTTGGTGTGGCACCAAAAGCAAAAATAATGCCAATTAAAGCTTTAGACGATAGCGGTAGAGGTAATAATCAAGATATAATTCAAGGTATTTATTGGTCTGTAGATAGAGGTGTAGATTTTATTACTATGTCTCTTGGTTCGCCAGTCCCAAGTAAAAAACTAGAAGAAGCAATAGAGTATGCAAGACAAAAAAACGTTGTAGTATTTTGTGCTGCTGGAAACTCTGGAGAAGAATCAGAGATTTTATATCCAGCAAAATATGATTATCCTATAAGTATAGGTGCTATTGATCAAAATTTTAATAGAACTAATTTTACATGCAGCGGAGAAGAATTAGATTTTTTAGCTCCGGGTCACGATATATTGAGTTGTTATCCTGGTAATGCCTATGCCAAAATGAGCGGTACTAGTATGAGTAATCCATTCGCTGTAGGATGTGCTGCCCTAACGAAATCTTATTTTAAGAATAGGGTATTAACTAAAAATGATTATATAGAAATATATAAAGACAAAACACTCCCGTTAAAAAATAGTAAATATAAAGGTATAAGAAAATATGAAGGATACGGAATTATACAGCCCGTTCCTTAGCATTATTTTCCATATATTCTTCTAATAGCATCGCCATCGTATGCGCCCATTGCTTTTAATCTAGTTTTTTCTTTCTTTCTCCACTCTTCCATATCTCTATAGTATCCATTATCAATTCTGCCTTGAAAGAAAGTATTGATTCTTTTTAAGTGATTATCTAATGACATGCTATATGCAGTTTGATTATTCATGTTTGCAAAAGACATATCTATAGCGTAACCACCCTGAGCGGCTATAACAGATGATGCACTATTATTATATGCTGCGGGTGCGGTTGTTGTATAACCATCAAAAGGCATACCAGCAAAAATATTAACATGTTCGGCAGCTTGTAATAATGGTATAGGTATACAATATAAGCATATAATTATCCAACAGAATATGTGTTTCATTTTATTTCTCTTTTATAGCTATAATATCAGCACCATCGGTACTGTACATGATATTATAACCAAAATCCAACATAGTAGTCAAGCATTTTTTAAGAGCCAGTTCTTCTATAGAAACGTGTTCAAATCGTATAATTTTTGGCGTAAAAGCATTAAAATCAAAATTTTCTAAAATGATATGATCATGTCCTTCAGCATCTATTTGTAATACATCAAGTTTGACCTTAACGTATTGTTGAACAAGAGTACTCATTGATATGCAAGGAACTGAGAATTCTTTTGGTTCAACATCAAACATATGTTTAGCTTTGAGAAAATCAACAGTAAAGTGTGGAGTTGTCGATCCACAATAAAGACTTATTTCACCATCATAATTAGAAACAGCATAATTTAAAAATACTAGATCATTTTTTCTATCTTTATATGTTTCACGCAACTGATCGAATGCTACTTTGCCTGGCTCTATAAGAACACCTTTCCAATTATGTTTCATAATTAAATGATGTATAGGATCAAACGAGATTCCATCATTTGCTCCTATTTGTATAAAAAATACATCAGGAATACTTTCACAGTATTCGGCAAACTGTTCTTCTGTAATTAATGTTCTATTCATGATTTTCTGCGGCAGAGCCAAACAACATTGGCAAATTCTGTAGCCATGAAAGGTTCTAGTTTATTGTCTAGGCAAGCTTGTTGAACATCAGAATCTTGAATCTCCATCCAGCACCAAACCTTGTTCATTATATGTTCTTTAAAATATTCTAAATTTGGAGAATAATCATGAGCCATAATAATATCTCCAGATTTTAACATTGAAGATATTAATTTAAATTCATTAATCTTATTGCCACCATCACACAAAACTAGTGTTAAGCCTGGAGATTGTATGAAATCTAAAACAAGACCAGGATTTTGTAAACTTAAATAATCTTGAGTAAAAATATTGTCATAGATTACTTCTAAATTATTTTCTTGTTCCAGAACCCTGTGCGTAGGAGTGTCGTAGATATCAAATGTTTTAATCGGGACGTCTGACATACCAAGATCATTTAAAGTACGTCTCAAATAAAGACACAGACCCCCTGCTGCCGTACCTATTTCAAGAACTCTGGCAGGCTTGGTCTCTTGTAAAAGTCTCTTAAAAACATCAAAGGCACCCTCATGTTGCATAGCTGTGATGCCTAAGAATGCACAGCATCCAGTTATTGGGTTACCATTTATATCTAAATATCCACCTTCTGGATTAAGTATTCTTCCCACATGATCAGTTTGCATAAATATTATTAAGCTCCTCGAATGTTCTATAAAAACTCTTTTTGCCGACTATAGCGGCTTGACACCAATCTCCACTATCTTCATGATACCAAACATCAAAATTAACCTTTTTATATTTATCTGGATTAAAATTATGTTCTATTGTCATAATTACTTCATCTAGATATAATGTTTTTTTATTTAGTACCATATCTATGAATCTATCTGTTATATCATTGCAATATTTTATAATAGGCTCTTTCTTACCACCGAATATACCTCCAATAATAGATTCTCTGTCTGTTGTCCTAAGATGTATAGGATCTATCCAGTGAAGCCAGTCACTTATTCTCCACATGACTACGGTTTTAGGGTCTATTAGATTTATAAGACCATCAACCAGCGTGTTATTAAATAATGAACAATCTGACCATTTTTTCATTGGGTCATTTTGCATAGGCAAATATTTGAAAGGAAATAATGCAGAGCTTGATAGTCCAACGTCCATATAATAAAAATTATCTGTGTTGAAAAAATTCTTTTCTACAGTATTTTTAACCATTAAAAATTTTGCTTGCATCAAATCATATGTTCTGTCAGATTTTTTCTGTTCTTCTGGATCTTTTATTGTACGAATAACATCGTATAGTGGGCTTTTATATAGATCAAATGGTACAAATTTAATCTTATCCAATATTTTTTCGCCATATTCTGCAACTACAAAGGTTTTAAGTTCTTCTACATTTTTTTCCCAGCAATATAAAACAATAGAACAATCCATTTTGAGCATGGATATTAGGCCATAGAAATATTTATTTCTTGGATGTACTCTTCCTCCAAATTCTGTTCCACAAAGATCATAGTACAAGCATGTAGTTATTGTTAGGTTTTTTAGATCCATTTGTCTATTCCGGATAGGTTCATCGCTAACTTAGCGCTATTTGGCCATATACCATACTCATCAAACCACTGTCTCTGATTATCGGATATATATTTAAGTAAATCTTCTTCATCTATGACTTCATTGTATTTTTCTTCTATAAGAGAAGCTACACCATCATTGCCCTTTTCTTTATATGTTGTATAAGCCGTTTCTCTTGGTATACTTATATAGTGATAATTAGGTATTAGTCCATTATGCACACAGTCCTTGTATTCTACTCTTATAAACGGGACTCCCAAGGCACAATACTCCATATCTCTATAACAGAATTCTCCGGGGTAATCATAGGGATTTGAATATCTGTCTAAATCCATATAATATGCTAAAGCAATTTTCTGTTTGGCTAGTGTTTGCATATATAGATCAAACGGTAAAGTTTGTGTATCTATGACATTTTTGTCTCGTAATATCTCTATTACTTTTCTGTAAGATCCTATTCCTGAACCTTTCCAGAATAAAGATTTTGACCTATCTTCTAAAGCAGTATTATCTCTTATATCTCTATATTTATTAATATCCCATTCATCTATTGAACCAAAAAACCATGGCCTAACATCTGGTAGTCTATGGACAAGATTATCTCTTTTAAGCCAATAATAAATATTATGATAATTAAAGTGTGCAGATAATAGTTTTTGACAATTTTCTGACTTTAAGTAGTGAACAACATAAGAATTAAAATATTCTGTGAATGTCAGTACTACAAATTTTTTAGTATCTAAATTTTCAATAACACAATCAACATCACTTAATGGAGGATTGTGATCAAACCCTCTGATATCACTGAGTAATTCTAATCTAGATGATGCTACTTGATTATCTGGATCAAAATAATCTTTCCATTCAACATTAAAATATTGCTCAAGATACTTGGCAAATTTTCTAAACCAAATAGCATGATATCTTCCCCAGACCTTATTATCTATACGATGGAATTTTATTGTGGTCACGGAAGATTTCCTTGAATAATCTCACACCAACCTTTAGATCTACTATGAGGCCAAACAACCCAACTCTTTGGCTTAACTTCTGTAGAAAATTCTCTCCAAACTTTGCAGTATCCGTCAGGATCATTTTTCATACGAGCTATTTCAGCTTCATCGGCATCCTGTCTATAGAGATCATTTCCGTTATCATCTTTAAAAGCAACGCACCAGAAATCATAGTCTGTCTCAGGAACTTGCGAGTACCCTATATCAATACAATGTTTAAATATATTTAAGAAAGAATTTTGATATTCTTCTTCAGTTGAGAAAGCAGGATTTGGAGGCTCCTTATGATCAAGAGTATATCTTTGTACAGCTCTTTTCTTGAAAGAGATACCAGCATATTTCTCATAGTCTGCAACGGTTCTTTTCTTTCCAAATCCAAATGGACCAAAATCTATATCATTTGTAAGGCCATCCATTTCGAATAATTTTCTATTTCTTAGATGAGAGTCATTATTTCTTTGTGGCCATACAGGATCATCGTCCCATTGTTTTGATCTTCCTTTTCTTGTATATTCATGCCAACAAACAACTTTGTGTGGATGAAAAATATCATACCCATGAGTATACGCCCTAACTGCTATACTGATTTCTTCTCCGTGGAAATAATAGTTAGGATCATGAGGAACTTCTTTACAGAATTCTCCTACAGTGAATGCGAAATGAGCAGAATAGAATCTTCCTCTAACTGGACGATTTCTGTCATTAAAAGAATCAAATGATGCAGGAAGGAAGAAGATGGCTCCCTCTGGAATGAATCTATCGAAGTTCATTTTCCAAGGTTCTTGCACCCTTTTTTCTGGATCGTGTTCTGGATCAAAACTAGGAATATATGCTGTAATGAGAGGTTTCTTAAAACCTTCTTCTTGTAATCCTGTAAGCATATCTATAAGTGTTTTATCCCAATCTTTTGCAAATCTGTGGTGTGAATCTAGTTGAAGAGTATACTTTTCGCCGTTATATAATTGTTGAACAGCATTTCTTGCCCAACACACACCCTTTGAGTCTTTGTAATTGATGTCAAGTATTCTGAATCTTGGATCGTTTTTGTATTCGTCTAACTTATCCCAGCTATCAGCGTCACTATGCTGCCAAGCTATACCAACCCTAAGATTCTCTGGATATGTGGCATTATCTATCATATCCTTAAGAGTTTTAAGTAACTCTGGATCTCTATATGATGCTATTTGTATAAAAATTAAATTTTCAGTTTTCTTTTCTTTCTGACGCTTCATAAAAATGAACCCTATTATGTGTAATTGGACTAGCTAGTAAAATGGCAGGCTTAACTTTGTTCTCTCTGGTCAATGTATAAATGTGGCTCATCCATGTTTGTTCAAAAGGGTGTGCCCACGTTGTGTCTAAGAACATCTTTTTATTACCGTCCTGAGATATAATATGAGGCCAGTTAGAATAGTAAATCTCACCCTCTGCATATGGAGTACCATTAAATGATTTAATGCAGGAAAATTTTGTTTGTGGTCTTTTCTTGATGTTTCCAAAGTATTCTATTTTTCGTTCACCTGGAACATTATGCCACGCCCATTGTTCTGAATTATTTCCATAAAATTCACTAAATGTTAACTTTAAGAAATCATAATTTTCTATGTCCATAATAGATATAGCTGTTTTTAACAGATTTGGAACATATTTCCTGAAACCAAATTTACAAGTTCTGTTTGGATCAGTATCAACAAGCATATCATCTTCAAAAAATAACATGTATTTTGAGCCTAATTCTGCAAAATGTTCGGCGGCTAATTGGCGACCACCACAAACACCTATATTACCTTTTCTAATTTCTGTAAAACCATATTTTTTAGATATAATATCATATAGAGGAAATAGTTCTTCTCTATTAGTGTTATTTATTAAATATACTTTAGTATTCTCTAAAAATGATTTATCATATTGTTCAAACGAATCACAAACCATCTGCAATTGTTCTGGAGAATTAAATGCATTTATATATATAACTATATCATTATTTGTATGAGAAACTTGTTTAACTGTGGTTGATTGTGCTAATTGTGTCTTATCATTTTTTACATTTTCAAAGAACGTGCCAAGCAAACCATTTCCTTCTATCATTTCTACTTGGAAAACTTCTGGATCTAAATAGCTCATCAGAGTAAAAATACTCTCCTCAGTACCCATAAATCCTTCATTAAGAGAATCTCTTAACAAACCATAATACATATCATTTGCATAAGATATAAACTCTTTGTGTCCTCCAAAGAATCCTCCTCTAGCAACTCTGTCTACTGTCTCGCTTTGGGCGAATTTACGCATAGCACTGATATCAAAACCATGTATTTCACTATTTGTCTCATAGGGAAAACATACAAATAAAAATTTTGAAACTAACTTTTCAATTTTCTCTATGATCTTATCGTGATAAAAATACCCAGGATGAATTGTATTTGTAATACCTCCATCTATCCAGAAATAATAGTCTGTATCGAATATATTGTAACACTTAGCGTTATGCAGCATGAACATTTTGCTCATAACCATCGGATTATACCATTCCATCTTAGCTTGTGTACTTTCTTTAAGCCATCCAACTTGATCGTACCAACTTGGATTAGTTCTTATAGACTGCACTTTATCAAAAAATGGAAAAAAACTACTATTAAAAGATTTTGCAGGCTGATGAATGACAGCGGTATTGCTCTTATCTCTAATATCCCATACAATATTTTCGTTTTCTTGGTCTATAAAGACACACATATTCGTGTCTCTAGTAGCCTCTAAAAGTCTTTTAAAGTGATCGACATAATGATCAAATTTCCTTGACCATCCTTCTTCTAGTCCTGATCTTCCTAGATCCCATATACCAGTGACTAGGGTAGTATTATGCATAGAGAGTATATTCTTATAGTTAGTGTAGTTAGTACCTAATAGTTATCACACCGGACCTGCATAATACATAAGATCAATCTGGCGTTTGTCAAGAAATAAAAATTCTAAACAGTCACGATATTGACAATATGGTCGAATAGTGTATTATTACTGATGTATGGTTGGTAATTTTTTATAACACATATAAAGGAGGGTTCTGGCAGATTAAAATGTCAACGCAAAACAATAAAGATAATGAAGATAGGAAGTCTGTTAGAAGAGCTAATTTTTCAAAGAAAAGGAATTTTGAACATAAAAAAGATGAAGTGGATGAACACAAGATCAAAAATAAGATTAAGTATGAATTAAAATCTAGAAGAAGAGATATGGAAGAAGAAGAGCTATGGGAAGATTGGGAAGAACAACTAGATAAGTATAGATAATATGGAAAAATACATAGAAGAATTGAAACATGCCGATTGTTTCGAGCACCAAGGCAGTCTGTACCTAGTAACATCAGACTTTAAAAAAAATGGAGAAAGGAACTGCGTTAATATAAAAACGGGCTGTTCCATGTGGCTGAAAGGCAATACTATAGTTTCTGAAGCTAGTCTTTACTCTATAGATAAAGACAATAATTTTTATCCAATCAAAAGCGAAACAAATGTCGAAACTCTTATTAAAAATAAGAATATTTCTTAAGTCTCTATTTTTCCATGTTTGGGCGGGATTTCCAAAAAGCCCTCAAGAAGAAATAGACAAAAGGTGGCAAATATGTATATATTGCGATCAGTTCGATAGGGTGAATAACCAATGCGGTGTTTGTGGCTGCAATTTATCTAATAAGAAACAATTTATGAATAAATTAGCATGGGCTGATCAAGAATGTCCTATCGGCAAATGGAATAAGTATGAGCAATAATATATCCGTAGTCATTTCTGTCATGAATAGGAGTGACAGAATTATTAGCTGTTTATCTTCTTGGGTTAATTTTCCAGTTATCAATAATATTGTTTTGGTTGACTGGTCTTCTAAAGAAAATATACTTGATAATTCTAATATAAAATCTTTTCTTTCTAAACACCCACATATCAATATAATTAGAGTGGAAAATCAAGAATTCTTCAGTTTGCCAAAATCATACAATTTGGCAATAGGTAATACCATAAATAATAATATTCTTAAATTAGATATAGACCATATATTATCGTCTCCAAAACTACCAACTTTACTTGAAAGCATTATTCCAAAACTCAATACAGACTTTTACTGTTGCGAACACGTTACTGTAGAACACTGGGGCATTTGTTTTTTTGATAAGTCAGCTTTTTATGAAGCAGGTAAATACAACGAAAGATTAAACGGCTGGGGATATGATGATCAAGATCTATACAATAGATTATCTAAAATTCGCAAAAAAAATATTATTAGAAATATACCATACTTAATATATCATAATCCTCATGGAGATGATTTAAGAGTAGAGAACTATAAAATAAAAAATAAATTTGAGAGCAACAGAATAAATGAATTAATAGCTAAAGGTAATATGTGAATACTAAACATCGATTCAATATAGATAAAACCAGTGGGGCTTGGGACGGAGATATCGTAAACAAACACTATCACGATAATAATTTATGTCAATCATTGATCAATATTTTCAAACAAAACAATATAAAAAATGTTCTTGATCTAGGTTGTGGTATTGGTAAATACTCCAAAGCATTTATTGATAATAATATAGTCTGTAATTGTTATGATGGACATCCCGATACCAATTTATTAACAAACAACTTATGTGATACAATAGATTTATCAAAACCAATATCACTAAAAAAAACATATGATTGTGTTCTTAGTCTTGAGGTCGGAGAACATATACCACAAATATATGAAAATAACTTTATTAACAATATTGTAAACCATAGTCATAATCTTATTATTATAAGTTGGGCTGTTCCAGGACAACCTGGAGACGGTCATGTTAATTGCAAAACAAACGATTATATTATTGATCGTATAGAAAAATACAATTTTTATTTTAATGAAACAATGACACAAACGTTGAGAGGACATTCGTCTTTATGGTGGTTCAAAAACACAATAATGTTTTTTCAGAAAACAAAACCATACTAGTTACCGGTGCAGCAGGATTTTTTGGCTCGCACATGGTCGAAGAGATTTTAGTAAATACATCATGGAATGTGGTTGCTTTATGTAGACTATCAAGCATAGGGGATATGGATAGATTGATGGATAGCAACCATGTACAAAACAATAAACATAGAATAAAATTTATCTATCATGATCTCAAATTTGACATACCATCATACACAATAGATAATATAGGGTATGTCGATTATGTCGCTCATCTAGCTGCAAATAGTCATGTAGATCGTAGCATCACCCACCCGAAACAATTTTTTGAAGATAATGTTATAGGAACTATCAATCTACTAGAGTGGTATAGGCTCAACAACCCATCTGCAATATTCATAAACTATTTAACAGACGAAGTATTTGGACCAGCACCAAATAACTATAATTTTAAAGAAGATGATCGATGGAGACCTTCAAATCCATATAGCGGAAGTAAATGCGGACAAGGAGCGGCAGGAATATGCTATCATGTTACATATAGTTTACCAATTATCAATACATATACAATGAATATGTTTGGCGAAAGACAAAATAAAGAAAAATTAATAGCTAAATCTATTTATAACATTAAAAACAATTTACCTATTCCAATACACTCAAAAATAGATGATAATGGAAATGTTGAATATGTAGGAGAGAGACATTGGTTACACGCTAGAAACGCATCAAATGCCACCCTGTTTCTCTTTAAACATGGAACACCCGGAGAACATTACAATGTAGTAGGTAAAGATTGTTTCAAAAATGATGAAATTGTAAAAAAAATAGGAGATATAATGAATAAAAAACCTATTTTAGAATATGTTGATTTTCATAAAACAAGACCAGGACACGATAGAAGATATGCTTTGGATGGATCAAAATTAAAAGATATGGGTTGGACACCACCAATGGATTTTGATATGTCATTACAGAAAACCATACAATGGACACTTAAAAGAACATAAAACATTAATGATAAATTCACAACCATATCTCATTATAGATAGAAAAGAACATCAAATTCCTTCAGATTTTGACTATTCTACATATTTAAAACTTAATCCGGATCTTCAACAAAAAGGCATCAGTACAGAAGACCTAGCGAAAAAACACTATCTTCTATTTGGTATTCATGAAAACAGAACATATAAAAAACAATCAATTATTCATGGTAATATAGATCTTGATTTTGATGCAGCTTTTTATATATCAGAATACCCAGATGTTGCAGAATACTACAAGCACACCCAAAACATATCTCAATATGAAAAACTATTTCATCATTATATACATTTCGGTAAAAAAGAGGGTAGATTTAAAAATAAAATAGAACAAGACAAATCTTTAATCAATATAGACGAATCTATTCTTGAATTAATACAGTCTAATGATCTTATATGTCCTCAAAATAATTTAGAATGTGTTTGTTTATTAACTACTGAAAAAGAATTCAAAAACGGTAAATTTAAAAAATTTATACTACACTTGATCAACCAAACAAAATCTACTGATATTAGTAAAAATATAGATTTTAAAATTATATTTAACAGAAAAAATAAAAATCAATCTATAGTTTTGACAAAATTAAAAAATATATTCAAGAATATAGATATTATTAGTTTGGACCTGTCTAAAAAAGAAGATATATATACAAATAAAATACAAACAATAGAAAAATTACCAAAGTATGGCCTAAAGTCTGGTCCAAATCATATGTTTTTCCATGCAATGAATCAACACCATCAATATAATACAACATTACTATTAGAAACAGATTGTATACTTGGAGAAAATTGGTTAAATAACCTATATTATTATACGAAATACGCAAATGGATTTTTAGTATCTGGTGCTATATATGACGGAACAGTATTTACCAAAGCTGGATCAGCAATGATGAATCACATCAACGGTGGAACAGCACTATATGCAACAAATAATACTATTCTACAAAAAACAATAAAAATGCTATCTAAATTTTTAGAACAACAAATTATTCATAGTATGCCTGGATTAGCATATGATTATGCATTAAAACTTTTAATAGATCAAAAAATAAATAATAGCTATAATAATCAACCAGAAAGAGAA